GTGAGTTGTAACAGTGCTAATTGTGTCCGTGTTAATGTTAATATCATTAATTGTTACATTAGTCATAGTCGGAGCGGTATCACCAACAAACTTCCCTGTGCCAGTTTGGCCTGCTAGACTTGTATTTACTGCATTATTAGTTGCCATAATGTATCCTTAATTATAAGTAACAACACCCTGTGTAGTCATTATAGCCCAGTCGGTATTTGCGGTTATACAGAGTAACTGAATACTGTCATAACGATTTGTGCTGGCTAAGTACCCAGTTGCGCCCGTGGTAGTATCAACATTACCAAAATGTATGGTCTGCCCTGCATTTTGTGCAATTTTCCAGCCGCCAGCACCTTTACCTTGCACGTTTATAACCGTGCCAAAAGCCGCTAAATTCGGAAGAGTCATAGTGACCAAGCCAGCATTAGATGCGACGTAACCGGCGTCTGCTGACATCGATTGAGTTGTTCCTGTGACTTCCGTCCAACCAATACCAGAGCCTGTGCCAGAAATATTAATTGTTCCTGCCGCGCTTGATACGGTAATACCTCCAGAGCCTGTAATTTGTGCCGCAGTTGGTGAGCCTGCTGTTACGCCGATTAAGACCTGCCCATCAGTTAACGCTTGCCAGCTTGGTACGCCACTTGCACTGGTTATTAAAGTTGCACTATTAGCACTTGCTAGTCCTCCAACTGTATTTGTCGCAGAGCTATAAAGCAATTGATTAGCTGTTGTTGTGCTTGGATAAGTTGCTGTTGTGAACGTGTAAATTGTGCCGTTACTTTGAGCTAATGTACCATTTGCACCAATAGTTGTAGCCCCTGTGCCGCCATAACCAACAGCAATAGTGTTACCTTGCCATGTTCCAGAGCCAATTGTGCCAACACTTGTTATGTTACCTTGTACTGCTGTAGGCAATGTGGAGCTAATACTTGGAACGCCTGCTCCACTTGTGATTAAAACGCCATTGTTGGCAGTTGCTAATCCAGAAACAGCGGAGCCCGTTGTTGCATAATAAGCTAATTCGTTTGCAGTTCCTGCATTAACAACACCACCAGCAGAACTTGAAATTTGAATTGTTCCAGCACCGGGTGTAACAGTAATAGAGCCTGCTCCTGTAATGCTTCCAACAACTGGAGTTGCACCAGTAGAGCCAATAACCAGTTGTCCGTTTGTCATGCTTCCAGTGAAAGCTGGAACACCTGTTGAGCTTGTCACCAGTGTTGCGCTATTAGCTGTAGTAATTTCACCAATAACATTGTTAGCAGAACTATAAAGAATCTGATTAATCGTAGTCGTTGCAGGATATGTCGCAGTAGTCGCCACCCAGTTTGTACCATCAGCTCTAAGAATGGTTCCTGTGGCCGTTGCAGTGCTTGGGTAGGTAGCAGTTGTAAATGTATACTTAGTACCATCTGACTGTGCTAATGTACCGTTGGCACCTAATACTGCGTTGTTTGTACCACCCCTGGCAATACTTAATTGCCCAGTCCAACCTAGAGTCATTGAAACTGCTTGCAATAATGCTGTATTGGGTGTTCCACCAAGTGTCATAGTTACGTTAGCATCATCGATTTCTGTAAGAGCAGAAGGTGTATAAGAAGCACCAAAACTTGCCCATGACAATTGACCGGCACCATTTGTAACTAAAGCCTGATTGGATGTACCGTCAACTTGAGGCCAATTTAAACCGTCTAAAACAATACTGCCTACAGTATTAGGCGTAATAACAATGTTGCCTCCCACGTCAGTGGAAGTGATTGAGTTACCGTTAATATTAATATTATCAACTTGCAATTCAGTAAGATTTGTAAGCGCATCTGTTGAGCTAAGAGAAGCGTTTGTGCTTTGCACCCAGTAAGTCCCGTCGCTGCGTAAAATCTTGTTAGCAGGGCTTGCAGAGGGCAATAAAGTGATATCAATTTGCAACTGCTGGAATGTAATTGGGCTTGTGCCAATAACAAAAGGGCCTTGCGAGTTTTCTTGAAATACAAGACCTGCATTTTGTGTGCCTTGGGTAATTGCAACAACACCTAAGTAAACAATTTCAGACGATTGGTCATAATCTGTAGCTCTAGTTAAAACCCAATTAGAAGTAAGACCGCCTACGTCAGTGACAACATAAATACCATTTTCAAACGTGTTAATTTGATTTTTAATCAATACACGGTCAGCAAGTGCAAGAGTTACACCATCAATGCTTAATGCTACTTGTGCGCCAGCATTTGTAAGAGTCGCCCCTACGCCTGCTACGCCATTTGCATATGTTGCAGTAAGTGCCGCAGTTGTTGCAACACGGCAACTTGTGTAAGTTGTAAAACCTTGGGCAATTAAAATATATTGCAAAATGTCAGCGAGAATATATTTAAATGTTGTCCCGTTAATAGATTGTGTTGTATTTAACGGATTAGTAGCGGGTATTTCAATGTCGCCGTTCGGCAACCCACCATTGACAAGCTGACTAATAGGAATCGACATGTCTCACCCTTAATTTTGGTAGTTTTGTATGACTTGGAATTGAACGGAAACTAACGCTCCGCCAGTATCATTTGTAATCAAACTGATAGTATCACCTGCATTAACTTGCAGAGCTGGTGGATTAAGCAAGGATGATGCAGCTCCAAAAGCCCCAGCAGGAACCGCGGCAGTTGTTTTGGTACTGACAAACACATTTTTGCCGGATTGGTAGCTAAAAATTGCAATCCATTTTTGATAATTGTCAGGAACAGTAATGCTTTGCGCAACAGTTGCGGCTAGTAAACCATTTTGAATATCTGTGCTTGGCTGCAATCCAAAACCATTAATTCCTGTGACACTTCCGTTGATATCTCGTATTACATTATATTTTGTAGACATGTTGATTCCTTATTTAGACCACACCGTAACGAGCATCAGCAGACCAATGCGCAATTACACCCTGGGTTACAATCGAGCCAGCTGGGGAAATGAAACTGACATTAAAATTATTAGTTCCTACAGCTGCAGCGCTAGTTGCAGAGCAACTGCCTTGAACCACATTATAGGCTTGATTATTAGCTGCTGAAGGATTGTATATAATTACAGTTGGAATTTTGCGCATAGTTGTTGGATAAAAAAATGGGGGACTTAGTGCGCTAGCTGATGCAAGTTGTGCTTGCGACCACTCTACGCAATTTGTAGTCCCTGCATTAGTTGCAGGAATTGTGCCTAAAGCAAATGATTTTGAATAATATTGTTGTAAAGCAGCAAGTGTTTCACCAAAGCTCATAGCGCCTGGAGCTGTTGGAATATAGCCTTTTTGTAAACTAATATGTTCAACTTCTACGCTAGAACCAACAGGCACTTGTGCAAAGCTAACAACAATTGCAAAATATGTAGCATTGTTTATACCTGCCACCGCTGATTCATCCCAGCCTGCAAAGTCATAATTAGCCATAGTGCTAGAAAGCGTAAAATTTGCTGCTCCTAAAGTGTCTCGTGTAACCTCAATCCATGTTCCAGAAGAACCGCCGCCTACAGAAGGTGCGCCTGAAGTATTATCTACAGCAGATACTAATGTATAGCCACCTGTAGCTGGATTAGCCGCCATAACCGGTAAAGTCGCATTGACTGTATAATACAAATGTATTTGTCCTCTAAGAGTTCCTGCGCTTACTTTAGCTCTTATTTGAGAACATATAGGGTTATTTAATAACTCTTGTGCTTCATTTGGCCCTAAATATTGTATTAATGCAAGTGAGCTTGGATTTGTAGCTACAGCTAAATTTAACGCACGATTAGTAAGTTGTGATACGGTTGTGGTGTTAACAGTGCTTTGAAACAATAAAGTTTGGTCAGCAACATACACAGATTTACCAGGACTTGATGGATTGTATAAAAAAGCTGCCGTACCTTCAGCTTGAAATGGATTCATCGCAAAATCCCAGCCTAAGGTATAACTAGGAATTGGCTTGTATTCTAACTGTGGTTTGTAATACCAAAAAGTTGCATTTGTTTGTTGGGCATTAGTAGATTGCGAGCCAGACACTAAAGATGTTGCATTTTGAACTGTACATCCAAACAAGCTTGTATAACGCATAGTGCGGCCTGATGGCACAGAAACTTGCATTTCAACATATCCAGTATCAGGAGCGGTATTATTTGTTATATCAATCAGCACAGGTGCTCCAGCAACACCAGCTAAAAGACCAAAAGTAGAATTGTTCGGAACTCTTTCAGATAGCACTTGTTTTGATGTGCCGCCATTGATGACATAATCAATCGTTAAAACTTCTGCAATATTATCTGCACAAGCAGCAAGCATACCAACGCTTAAATAGTTGTTTTCAAAAACACGCGGCGATTTATCTAATCGCTGTCTTAAGGTAATTGGCAATACAGTTGAATCACTAATAACTTCTAAATAATAACTTGGGTTTGTAGGCCAATCTACAGATAAAGGTTGTTGACTTATTTTTAAATTACCAGCGCCCGCATAATAAATTGACCAACCAGGCGCAAATTCAAAATTTCCAGCTCCTGCAACAGTGATTTCATAATAAGTTTGCCCAGTTGTATTGTTAAAATTAACAATTGAAAACTGTGGGTTAGTAAACAAATTTAATGAGCTTTCAAAAACATCGCTAGGACTTGTGCTTTGAATCAAATTTGGTGGCCAGCCTTGACGTGTAAACTGCAAAACAGAGCCTTGCACACTCGGGTCGCCGCTCCAAACTCTTATAAAATATAATTGAACATTTCCTGGGGCTTCAGGTGTTCCATCGTATGGAAATAAAAAAGGAATAATATCATCGCCATTATTATCAACAAAGGTTCCAACGCTTGAGAGAACTAATACAGGGCCAAGATTAGTATAGTCATAAGTTGTTCCGCCAACTAAAGATTGTTGATAGACATCTTTTGGTACAGTAAAGGCTGGGTCGCTGAAGAACTGAACATAGCCGCCAGCCAAAGGAAAGCCTGTGTCTTTATTTACGAAGTACTCTTGCAGTGGAAAGCAAGCAAAGTACAAAGGATTAGGTGTTGATGTGGCCATATTAAGTCCTTTTTTTATTACATCATTATGCTATTAGTTCGGTGGTTTTACAATTAGCCAGTTGCTGTTAATCTCTTGTTAATTTTTTATAAGCTTCATAACCTAGAGCGCCAATACCTAATTTTTTTAAATTTTTTCTTATTGTTTGTGCGGCAATATCTTTTTCTACTTCTGGATGCAATTTTCTGATTCTGGCTATTTGTGTATTTTTTTTCATCAGCGGCGTCAATGTTTGAGGTATTTCTTGGCTTTCACCGACAAGTTTTCTCAACATCGGAGTAGATTCATAAGTTTGTTTTAAGTTTGCATAACCTGATTTAGCTTCATTTAATATTTTAGATAAATCTGATTGACCAGTTTTTTCCGCATGATTTTGTATGCCTTCATTAATTCTATCACGCAAATCTTCATATAATTCTTTTACATCGTCATCTTTAGCTGTTCTAATTTTTTTACCAATTTTTGTATATAACTTTCGAATATCATCATAATTACCTGACTCAACTTTATCTAATAATATTTTATTCGTTTTGCTTGAGGGTAATATATTGCGAGCATCCTGAATAAATGTTTTGTCTATCTGCCCAACGTTTTCGATGCCTCGATTTTTCATTTCATCAGAAACATAACTAAACATATCGCCCAGTTTTTTATTTTCAGCATTAAATGCCTCTTGTATGCCGCCATATGTTTTTTCAACATCTACAGGACGAATAGCTAATTTTGCTGCTTTTGCGCCAGCTCCAAGCCCTTTGAGCGCTCCTAATCCAGCGGCATAACCACCGACCCCTTTTGCAAAACCTTCTAAAGGGGATTCTTCTTGAGTCGCTTGATACGCGCCAAATGGTATACCTTTTGCTGCAATTTCTCCCACAAATTGCCCAACTTTTGGTAATTGTTTTAATTTTTTAACAGCGCCAAATAATTTGGTTTCGGGAATTAAAAAACCTGGGGCCTCTTTTGTAGCAAATTCTGCTAACTGTTCACCACCAGTAGGTTGATATTCATAACCTAAAGCTTTTCTAAAATCAACTGGCTCTTCTTCAGGCATACCAAATGCTTTTCGCAATCTTCCTGTGCCAAGAAATTTCCCTAAATTCTGACCTGACTCAGCTAAACCTTGTAAAATTGCCAATGGGTATCGAACATATGCTGAAGGCATTTCTTGTTTTATATCTTGCGCCTGGGTAATTTTTTCAGGCTGTACAGATTCAGATAAGCCAATTTGATTAAAAAATTCCTGTTGCGGCATAGATGAATAAAATTTTTGATGCAATCTAGTCGCTAAATCTTCATTAGATAAATGATTATATTGTGGGTATTGTTGTCTAATTTGTTCTATTGAAATAGCCATCATAATATTCCCAATGGATCTGACTCAGACGCTTCTTTTTGCATAGCGTCACCTTCAGGCATAACCTTTAAGTTTTTTAAATGTTTATTGATTTCTGTTTTAGCTTGTTCTTGTATTTCTTTAGGTAATAATGATGCCTGTTCTTCAAATCCTATCGGCCAGCCCAATGTTAGGGATTTTCTTTGGTGCGCTAATGCTGGGACTGTAGCAGTAATTCGTTGTCCCAATAATGTTCCAGCCACTTGCTCTGAAACCAATCCAGAAGCAATACCAAATTTTAATAATCTTTCTTTGGCTTCAGATTTTTCCTGTGGAGAACCAAATTTATATTTATATTGATCTTTTGCAATTTGATAAGTGGGATTTACGCCAATATAAGGATTTTCTTGAATGACTGGAGTTAAATAATCCATTACTCTACCACCAGCTAAGGCTTTTTCTTCTGCTTGTGATAATTTTCCTGATTTTGCACCGCCAGATCGAGATAGATTTTGCGCATAATTTCTTGCTTGCTGCGCCTCTATTGAATCTTTTCCATATTGATTTTCAACAAATTTAACATCTTTTAAAGCAGATGCATAAGTACCTAATTTTTCAACAGGCGCTCTCAATGCCTTTGCTCTTTGGGCTTCTAATAATCTTAATTTTGCTTGTGCTTCTGGTTCAGCATATTGCGCTTGCGTGCCTAACATTTTATTTGAAAGCTGCTTAGCCAAAAAGTCTTGAGCCATCTGTTTGGGCGCATATTGCATTTGTAGTCCACTACCAAATCCTTGCATTATCGCTTGCTGTAAATCAGGTAACGCCCCAGCTTCTTCGGCAGTGCCTCTGATTTGACTTGGAATACCTGGTAAATTAAAACCTATAGCCATCTTAACCTCCAAACATAGAGCTTGCGCCCTTACCCATTGTATAGCCGGCTGTGGCCCCAGCAGGGCCGCCTAACATGAAGCCGCCTAATCCGCCAAGTAATCCAGCCATAGTGCCCCAGTCCATACCTTGTGATTTTTTGCCACCAGCATTCATTTGTTGATTAAAATACTGACTTAATGGGCCGGCAGCCATAGTGCCTATACCACCAGCTACCTGACCAATGCCTTGACCACGCTGTTGATTGCGCATAGCTTTTTCCATAGCTGCATATTGGCCTTGCTGACCTAATAAACTTCCCAGCATATTGCCATAGTCGGTACTTGCTCCAAAACCCATTTGATTAATGCCGCTCATGCCTTCAAGTCCTGTGGAATATAGATTTTGCATTCTATTCATGTAGTCGCCGAAATCTCGTTGTGACAAAGTGCCCGCAACATCGGCTGCTTGTAATTGGGCCTGCGGTGTACCAGTCATTCCACCTGCCGCCGCTTGGTTTCCAGCCGCGCCCAATGCTTGTTTAAGTGCGGATTGAAATCCAGGGCTTTGTTGATAGCCTCCAGCAAGTTTATTGTAAACGTCACCAGTAGAGCCTGTTAGTTGCCCATACTGCCCCATGAGTTGTCCTAGAGCATTTTGCCCTGCACCCATGTAAGGTTGATAGTAAGGCTGCATTGCGCCTGGAATTTGGTTTAAATATTTGTTAGCTTCTTTAGCAATTCCCGGCCCTGGGCCAAAAATATTATACAAACCTGAGCCAATACCAGCAGCACCGGCTCCCATGCCAAACATGTTTAAAAATTTACTGATATCTTCGTTGGACATTTGATTCTGTGCCATAGTATTTCCTTAAGGTGTGTAAGGTATAATTTTAAACTGCGGTATGCCGCCAATGTTAATTGCTACTTTAACTTCATTGACTGTTGTGTCATAAACCATTGTGCCATACGCGCAAGTCTTGCGTCCTTGTATATCTACATTGTTTTGTATTACCAATATATCAGCGCTTGTTAATGATGGCAAAACAACGCCCTCGCTGCCAAATAGTCTTTGTAAATTACTAATAAGCACTTGACGAAATGTTAATTCATCATCGGTCGGGTAACCATTGCTATCAACCATTTCACCCATGTGTAAATTTGGTATCCGTGTTACATTTCTATCACTTACGGTTGTCATTGATAAACCTCCAAGACTCCATCAGTACAAACAAAACGGCCAAAACCACTAAATCGTAGTTGGAAAGTAGCGTCATTTACAATACCTAGTCGTTGATAAATAAAACGTGACTTGCGTTGTCCAGTAGGATTCATATTTAAACGCCAACTTGAGCCAAATGATTCACCGCCGTCACGAGATATACTTAAATCAACAGCTTCAGAATAATTTACAACGTACTGAGTTTGCGCAACTGTTGCTTCAACGCCAATAGGATTACCAGATTCTGTTGTTATCTCAACAAAAGACTCAGTTGCTAATATCTGCCCAAGAGTATTAGATTGCACTGGAATTAATGTGCGAATATTTTTTTGTCCATTCTCAATGGTGAAACCTAGACTTTTAGCAATAAAGTATCGCTGCGTAGGCAATCTGACTGGAGGTGTTATGCGAATCCGAGGTATTTCATGGGGTTTAGCAGCCTCGCCAATACCATAAATTGCGTCAGTGTATTGCGTGCCAAAACGATAAATATCACCACCATTCAGCGATACAAAATAATAATCGTTGCCAAATAAAACAACTTGTCTCGCAATATGGTAATTTAATTTTTCATCTGAAACGTTGAAGAACAAGCCTGTATTAAAGTCGTAAGCATAGCTAATATTGTCATCAGGAAATGTGAACTGATAAATCATGTGGCCATCTTGCCTAAATAAAAAGCCAGTGCAGTTTGTTGGATTGGTTAAATTAGCTAAAACATATGATATACCGTCAGTAGATATCATTTTGGTTTGGCTGCCTGTAGCATACATGATGACAGGCCCAGATTGTTCGTTGACGGCAAGCCATACAATTAAGTTATCAAGCTCAGCAACACTTGAGGCATTTAAACAGCCATAATCCACATTATAAGTTGTTCCACGCTGATAGGGAAATAATGCCGCGCCTACGTCTTGCCAGCTTTCTGTGACGTTTGTTCCCATGACTAATAAGTTATTTCCGCCGCCTGGCACAGGAATAGCTGCCTGTGTTCGTGTGGGCTTAGTTTGAATGGAGCCAACAAGTTCTGGATTAGAAGCTCCTTTTGGCCATGTAAATGCATCATTAAACCCTGACAGAATCCAGTAATTAGTATTCTGACAGGCTAAGATAAATCGACCATTTTGAAATGAGATATACCCTGGGTTACTGTATGTAGTGTAATCATATTGACCAACCCCAGTTCCATTAGGTATTTTTGCAATTGGCGCATCAGTTGACCAATTATACACATAAACAAAAACACCATCTGTTACCACAATTTGCGCGTTGTTGTTTTCTGCAATATAGACATCACCATCGTAGGTTTCTAGTGTTCCCCTAGAAAATGCTTGCAGTTGGCCAGTTGTTGTATTTTGCGTTATTTTATAAAAATTATTTCCAATTACAGCAACCATTAATTCGCCATTGAAGGTTGTATATAAACCTCTTCCTTTGGCTGATGAATTCAAAATTAATGCTGTCGCATACCCTGCGTAAGGCACTAAAAAGTCATCACTAACAATGAAGTTCCAGGTTTGTTCTTGACTTATTTTTGGGTAACGTCCAAAGTTGGAGCCCCCTACTATTTTGAGAGGCACATCTTGTATTTGTTGTATGGCATTAGGTGCGGGCATATTACTCTCTTATAGTAAATAATTAATACAAAACGATTAAAATGGAAACCATCCCTTGCTCAGATTTATAGCCTGCCAATCAAATGGGCTTCTTCCAGGGAAGAAAGTCGTCTTACTGATAGATAAATCTGGCGGGCTAACATCTAATATTTTTGCTTCATAAGCCCGTAATTTTGCTTTCGATTCATCTGGAAAGGTTGCGCCATAGTCTGAGCAAATATATTCGGCTAATTGATAACGCAGAAACTCAATGTAGTAAGGGTCATATTCTAAAGATAAATCTGTATCAAGTGTGACTTCATCTAGCCCAAATTTACCACTCAGCTTCATAACATAATTGCCTTGGGGCAAAAAATACAAGTATATTCTCATGCCGCCTTTTTCGCGCTCAGGGCGATATGAAAATGGCAAAGCTTGTATACCGTCAATTCGGCCTGTATCAAAAAATTCGTGTCGGGTTAATTGTCGCATAGGGTAACGCACATCCCCGATGTTGTACGTTAATGCATCTACATAAAGTAGTTTTTCAATAAAATATTCTTCCTGCCCTGCAACTAAAGTAATTGCATCACGCTTGAAATAAGGTATCTCACGTAAATCAGTGGACTTGAATTGCAAAAGCGCATTTAGAAGAAACAAACCGTCTTCAATTTGTTCACCTGAGACGGTCTGTAATTGTCTACTAACTATCTGAGACAGATAGTACGCACGAGTTATAAGCATTCGAGCTGTATACGCCATAATATCTGCCTCCTATAAATTAGATTGCGAACTGATAACCGCCAACATTGATTGCAGCCGCAGCAGCACCAGCACTGACTTTGTAATTAACTTTAGGGTCGCCAGAAGCTAATGTAGCCACTACTAAATCTTGGCTAGATACAATAACAGCAGCAACTTGGCCAGTGATAGTAACCATATCGCCAGTACCAGATTCGGGTTGTAACTTCAATGTCTGACTAGCAGCACTTGGAGTTAATGCAGAGCTGATAAACACAGGTGTGTTTGCAACTGCAGGAACAAAAGCACTTAAATCAATTGCTGTGTAAGAAGTTGCATTACCAGCAGTGATTGCAGTAGCTTGAGGTGCGTCATACATAAAGGTACGCCAGCTTGACTTGTCGTCAGTCCAGTAGCCTTTCAAGAATGTAGAACCTGCGCCTGTTGCAACATAGCCAATTAAAGCATAAGCACCATAGCCAAAAGGAAGCAAAGGTGTGCTAGAAGCAGAAATTATTGCACCAGTTACATTGTAAGCTTGTGGGTCAGCTACAACATAAACATAATATAAAGTGCTTGCAGCTAATGCGCCTGTGTCTAATCCATTCAAGCCATTTACTGCTGCATTAATTGTAACTGCAACATCTAAGTTTAACTGGAAGGTTTTGCTTGAATCTAAAATGCTTCCTACTGCAACATCTAATTGAGTGTTTGGAGTGGTTGCATTGTTACTCAATCCTAAGCCATAAGCATAAGGGAAGAGCGCCTGATTAAATGATTTGTAAACAGTCATGATTTTTATCCTCTTAAGTTTAAAGAGGCGGCTTTCACCGCCCTACGCTTATAATGGGAAACAGTAACGTAATGAATTTTCAGCAACTAAGGTTGAACCCCAAATACAGTCACGTACATAAGCACGATTGTTAAGACCGAATTGAGAACCGAAGTAGTGACGAATAGACGCACCTGAATCTTCATCAACACTAGTAACAGTGGTGTATGGTGATTCGTCTGGTAAACGTGGCATTGCCAAGTAGAATTGGTCGCCTGACATCAAGATACCTGCACGGTGTGAAGGTACTGGTGTGACGGTCATACCAGCTTGGATAGCGTTGTTCAAGTTTTGGTTTTGGTTAGCAGCTGAAACTAAACCAACATCATTGATGGTTTGTAATTGCACTGTAACACTGTTACCAGAACTTACAGCATCAGCAATAGCGCGGAACTGTACTGGTTGTTGACATGGTTGATGGCCGATAAAGGTCAAGAAACGCATGTTTGGTTTACCAGAAACACCATCGTTAAACTGGAATAAGTCACCAGCTTTGATTGCATCTGCACTATTACCAACTGAAGCATCAGTGCTAAAAGTAATGCTTGTTACGTTTTGACCTGTTGGGTCATTAGTAGAAACAACGGTTAACACGTTAGCAGGAGCAGCAGCTTCAGCAACGGCACCAGATACATGAACAGGTAATAAGTTTGACTCATACCAGTCAGAGTTAGCGAAACGGCCTAACATCCAGCTTGATGCTAATTCATTGTTTCGGTCCATTGCGAATTGGTTTAAACCGCTACCAACAATTGCAGGAATGTTCGCAACTGGTAAAATCGCCATCATTTTGTGCGTTGCTGCGCCAAAATCTTCGAAGTTTGCACAACTTTGAGCCAATTGCGTAAACGAATTAATAGGGGTAATGCCATCGC